TAACGTTATATTCTGCCATATCCTCGGGGCTCATTTTGCGAATGAGAACCTGTACTTCTTATACTACTATATCATAGGCGTCTTGTCTTTATATCCGTTACGAGCGGATGGCTTTCACATGATCACCCATGTATATTGCTGGTGATCGCTCTTTTGCTAGGAGCGTCAAAGTAACTACTTAGGAAACACTATATTACTAATTTTATTTATAACATCTGCTAAGCAAAAGTCAGGTTCATTCGGATTAAAGCGAATGATAGTATACCCTTGTTTTTTGAGACAATACTCTCTTGCTGCTTCATACAATCGATCACGGTCGTTATGACCATTTTCATCGCATTCGACTATAATGTTTTGTTGCCTAATCAATAAATCAACTCTATAACCACATATGTATTGTTGTTGCTTCATATCAAGCACATCTTTAAAACATTTTACAATAAATCCGATTGTTTGCATTTCAAGACTCATAAGCACATTCACGAGTTTCATGTTATTTACATGATTTACATACCGGTGTTTTAGATTAAATGTGTTTTGTATTAATTCGTGCGTGTGTTGTGTAAATAAATATTGTTTAAAGTTATTTACACGATTGTTCATTATAATGTAATGAGTATTTTCCTTAAAATTTTTCTTTATGAACCGCACTAAGTTATCCTTTCGTACTCCTAAAGATGTTACTAAACTGTTTATGTCATATGTGAACTCCGACATTTTCCTTTACTTTATATATAGGCCTTAATTCTTTATATCCGTTATGCGCGGATAGCTTCAACATGACCATCCGTGTGCGTTACCGGTGATTAGTGATTTATTCTTGCCATGTTGTGACAAACCCATCCTCATACTTGAGATCAGTGCGGGGGATGGTATTTCGCGTGAGGGCGCGCGAAGCCAAACGCACACGATCTTTCCTGTTTTTATTTAAAGACATATGCCATGTAAGTTTAAGAGACTCGATAATAATGGACTTCATTTATAATTGTCAACAAATTCAAGAAATAGCAAATCAACTAGACATAAGCACGTACATTGATGAAAATGATGTGGTTTGGCTATGTGGAAAAGATCTAAAGGTTGCTGCGCATATGAGAAGCTGCTATAGTCAATGTAAAAAAGAACATAAGAAAACAATACGTAAAGAAACACTAGGTGGAATGCAAGAAATGACATTCTTAACATTAGATGCATGTAAAGCTATCATTTGCAAGAGTCGAAGCACAAGGTCTATTGAACTTGCAAGTGCTTTTGGGATCCCAATGTTACAAAAAAATATTCCAATTGAAACGGAAACATTGAGCTTTATAATGCGTGTTTTCAAAGGAAAAAACATGGTTTGTCAATATTATGTGGAACCATACAGGATTGATCTGTATTTTCCTGATAGTAAATTAGCAATTGAATGTGATGAAAAAGATTCACATTCTTCAATTAAGCAGATACAATCTGATGCAGCTCGCCAAAAGTACATAGAAAAAGTTCTCGGTTGTAGGTTTGTAAGATATATGCCAGAGGACTTCGATTTTTCCATGGCTGACCTCATTAATAATATCATTTGTGCTTTAGGATACATTCCGGAGAAAGTGATTTAGGGCAATTTATAGATTGCGACTTTGCGTTTGTTTTTAACTATACAAGTGTGATATTTTTGTGATTTAAAAACGCAAAACGACACTAGATGAGTGCGGTTTTTGTGTTTCGCTTCGGCACCAAAATGGTCTGTCTTTAGTTGCATCAACTAAATTGAAGAAAAATGATTGGCTTTCAAAAAGCCGCTTAGCCGATGAGGCATAAAAAAGTTTTTTGTTTTTTAAAATGTAACGCACGCAACTAGTGTCAAATTGTTTTAATTTTGACAAATTAATTGCTGTAAGCGCTCGATACCCCTAAGTTTCCCTAGGGGGATGGACTGTATCTTAAGCCGATTCTGGTTGTCTAGACCATCATTATCGACCCACACCCGTTCAGTCTCTGACGCCCTACCATGAGCTTGACTATAGCGCTTTTAGGTAGTTAGCATGCGGATTGCCCAATCCTTTCCATTATTACCATACCCGAGTTCTAATTCTCGGCCAGTTGCATCTTTCGAGTGCAACCTTGGTAGGAAAGGCTCTAAGGGGGTTCCCGATCAACAAGGTATGTTGCATTTGGTTAGCTTTGCATGTATATCGCTATTCCAAACACTAGCAGTAGGCTGCGGTGGCGAGTGCGCTATGTTTTTCCCACGATAAGTGCTCGCTTTATCGTGGACAACTGCTTTTTGGCCCCGGTTCAGTTCATAAGAATTGATCTTATGAACTTGCGTTAAGGCCACCCATGCCTGACATAACTCTGAGGACATTGTACGAAACTGCATAGATCTTCGCCTTGCCCGCAGTCACACCGGTGGTGGTCAGCTGCAGAACGGCGGTGTCAATGCGCGACATGTTCAGGGTGCCGGAGGGCTGGTGCTCCTCGGGCTTCAGCGCGAACGAGTACACGTTGATGCCCTTGTTGGAGGGCACGCGCTCGTGGTGCTGGAACGGCTGCACCAGGTTGAAGTAGCGGCCGGCGCGCTCGGCAAACCGGTCGTGGCCGTTCAGCTGCAGCTTCGCCATGGACACGTTGTTGATGCCGTTGACACCGGCGGTGCTGAAGTTGGTCCAGTCGTTGCTGCCGGCGAACTCCAGAACAGCGTCGCGCTGCACAACGAACACCAGCTCCTTTACTGGGTGGTTGAACGAGAGCTTAGGGCGCGTCTGGTTACCAGTTACCGACTCCTCGCCTGTGAACTGAAGCTGCTCGATCAGCATCTCGTGGGAGAGCTGGGCGAAGCGGCGGCGCTCGTCCGTATCAAGGAATATATAATCAACCCACAGGGTGGCGTCCTTCAGGTCCGCGCCAGGGGCGGCCAGGGTCTTGGTCATGTTGGTCGCGAGCTCGAAGTCAATGTTGATCTTGACCTCGTGGTACTGCAGGGCAATCAGGGGCAGGGCTAGGCCGACATTGCGGCAGAACCAGAACTCCAGGGGCACGTACACGGTAGTCTCGACGGAGTCAACGCCCAGGTCGGCGGCAACCATCTGGCGGTAGCCGGTATCCTTGCCGGAGGGCAGGGACAGCTCGTTCCAGATGTACATCCACTCCGAGTAGTGCTTGTCAATGCGCTGGCCACCAATCTCGATCTCAACGGCCTTAATCAGACGCAGACCGGCGTAGTCGACGTACTCAAGGCCACCGGTCAGAGCCGGCAGCTTCGCCTGCAGGTAAACGCGGTGGATCAGATCACCGTTGCGGGAGATCTGGCAAGTCACGCGCTTGCCGAAGCCCGGAGAGCCGTTGAAGGTCTGCTCGATGGACTCGATGGAGAAGTTAGTGTGGCGGCGGTAGACGACCTTGAAGAAGGTGATCTGGGGGTTGCCCGTCAGGTAAACGTCTTGCGCGCCGTAGGCAACTAGCTGAAGGAGTCCGCCACCCATTGTTCTTTGGATACAATTACCCAAGAAAATTATTTCATATCGCCAAAATTATCGCCAAACGCGTTTTCCGCGGTTTCGGGTCTAAACCTATATAAGGGAGGCACCCTCATTGATTGTACGTATGTTCAAAGAGAAAACATCTCGTAAGCGACTCGCCACAAACCAAAACGCAAAGGATGCCGCGACCCTCGATGCCCGCCATCAGCAAATGCTCAACTCGTTTGTCACGCAAAATGACCGCCTTGCACAGCTTTACATCGATGATGCTGCTCTTGCAGCCAAATCTGCCACCCTCATGTCCCACATCCAGCACTTGCGTACCACCGGCGCCATTCACACCGCAGAATACCATCACACTTGGAGAGAAAGTCTCGAATGCACAGAGAAGCACGACGAACTCCGCAAGGAGATCACACGGCTCGAGCATTGCACTGACGAAATCGAATATCTTGAAAACACCGCATCTATTCTCTTTCAATACTACGAGCTTGTTGAGAAGCAAGCTGACGGCTCCCAAGCGCAAATTCATTCCGTTGTCCCACCGCCATCCACCAAGGTCAAGGGCCGGCGAAAGGCGCTCCCTGTTGCATCAAAGACCATATTGGAAGCGCTCCATCTAGTTCCTCCGACTACACCGGCAACAGCGGCAGAGGATCAAACCCCGATCTCAAACAAGTCTGTATTGGTCGATGCTTACCTCGCGGCAACGGATCCGACGTATCTCCCCGAGTTTATCATGCCCGACGTCGAGTTTACCGAGCAATGCCCCGAATGCGCGAATGCGCTCATATGCGTTCAGCAAGAGGGCATCATGGTATGCACCGGGTGCGGATGTCAACAACAGCTCATAGTGGAACAGAATCGTCCGCTTCTCCGGGTTCCGTCGTCGAAGGAGGCATCGCATTTGTCATACAAGCGCATCAACCACTTTAAGGAATGGTGTGCGCAAGTGCAAGGCAAGGAGAGCACCGACATTCCGGAGGAAGTGTTCGAAGTGGTGCTTGCCGAGATCAAAAAGGAAAAGATTGTCAACTCCAAGGGCATTACGTATCAGAAGATGCGCGAGATCCTCAAGAAGTTGGGCATCAACAAGTACTACGAGCACATCTATTACATCATCTACCGGATCAATGGGGTTCCGCCGCCGCATTTTACACCGGAGATCGAAGAAAAACTATGCAACATGTTCAAAGATATTCAAGGACCCTTTTTGAAATTTTGCCCGCTAGGCCGTAAGAACTTCTTATCGTATAGCTATGTGCTGTACAAGTTCATGGAGATCCTAGGATTCAAAGAATGCTTGAAACTCTTTCCGCTGCTCAAGGCGCGGTCGAAGCTCTTTGTGCAAGACATGGTGTGGAAGAACATCACGGCCGAACTCAAGTGGCCGTATTACTCGACCGTCTAGGAGACTAAAGTCTCTTAGAAGCCGCCGAGCAGGGAGGCACCGCTGACAATGCCAACACCAAAGCGAGAGGCGCTGCCGGTGGCCGGGGCAACTAGGTCCAGGATGGCGAAGACGGACGCGGCAGTCAGGGCCAGCAGGATGACCTCTTGAGTGGACAGACTCTTCGATGGAAGGATAGAGGCAACGATGCCGATCACCAGACCTTCAGTGAGGTACTTTACGATGCGGGTGAACATTTCTTGAGTATTGAACGTGTATTCCATTCTTGATATTGGATTCTAGTTTTACAATAGAAAAAAGATATTGGCCGAAACGGATATAAAGACAAGGATCATTCATACTTTAGAAATGGCGACTCCTTCGGCGACTCCTCCGGTCATCCCGACATCCGAGAAGGATTACCTAACCGAGGACCCTGAGCTACGCGGCCAGAAGTATGTTTGCCTATCCTT